ATTCAAGATTATGTTGTTATTTGCGATGAGACAAATAACACTGCTGCTGTTATAGATAACAATGAGTTTATAGCAGATATCTTTATCAAACCAGCAAGATCAATTAACTTCATTGGTCTTACCTTTGTCGCCACTCGAACTGGTGTATCATTCGAAGAAGTTATCGGTTCCGTTTAATTAATTTAGAGGTTTAAGAAATGCCTTCACGTCAACAAATCAACAATATTCCACTAAGGAAAATTAGTGATTTCAAAAGTAGATTGTCTGGTGGTGGTGCTAGACCGAACCTCTTTGAGGTAGAGTTAGCATTCCCAGATGCCGTTGCAATTGCAAACGATGTCTTACAGAAATCTAGATTTTTAGTCAAAGCAGCAGCACTTCCTGCTTCAACAATTGCTCCAGTCGAAATACCATTCAGAGGTCGTATTTTAAAAGTTGCTGGAGACAGAACATTTGAAACTTGGACTATCACAGTTATCAACGATACAGATTTTGTTATCAGATCTGCGATGGAAAAATGGATGAATGTAATTAACAAACTAGAAGATGCCACAGGATTAACTGATCCAGATGAATATCATAAAGATGCTTTTGTTCATCAGTTAGATCGTGATGGTTCAATTCTACGTTCATACAAATTCTGGGATATTTTTCCAACTAATATTTCCACAATTGATCTTAACTACGAAACAACTGACACAATTGAACAGTTTGATGTAGAGATGCAAGTTCACTGGTGGGAAGCATTTAAAGGAACTAGCTCTCAAGCTGGTGGTGAAAATATCAGATAAATAATAAAATACTAGTACAATTATAATATGGCACGGCTATTTGGGTTTTCTGTTGAAGATAACGAAAAAAAATCACAGTCGATAGTTTCACCCGTTCCTGAGAATAATCAGGACGGGTCTGACTATTATATACAGAGTGGATTTTATGGTTCTTACGTAGACATCGAAGGAGTATATCGTAACGAGTTTGATTTAATTAAAAGATATAGAGAAATGGCACTTCATCCAGAGGTTGATGGTGCAATCGAAGATATTGTAAATGAAGCAATTGTAAGTGATCTATATGATTCACCAGTTGAAGTTGAATTATCAAATCTAAATGCAAGTGATAAATTAAAAAAGATAATTCGAGAAGAGTTTAAAAATATCAAAGAAATATTAGATTTTGATCGAAAGGCACATGAAATATTTCGTAACTGGTATGTAGATGGTAAGTTATGTTATCTTAAAGTTATTGATCAGAAAAGACCACAGGATGGTATTCAGGATTTAAGGTATATTGATTCACTTAAAATTAAATATATTCGTAAAGAGAAGAAAAAAGATCGAAATGATTACATCAATGTGAGAAGAAATAATGATGAAGATCCATCTACTCTCAATCCTCAGATTGATGAATACTTCATGTATACACCAGCACCAGCATATCCATCAAATCTTGCAACAGGTGGTGGTGGTAGTAAAGGAATTAAAATTGCCAAAGATGCAATTACATATTGCACATCAGGATTAATTGATCGAAATCGTGGAAGTGTTTTATCATATTTACATAAAGCAATAAAAGGACTCAATCAATTAAGAATGATTGAAGATAGTCTTGTAATTTATAGATTATCAAGAGCACCAGAAAGAAGAATATTTTATATTGATGTTGGAAATCTTCCAAAGATAAAAGCAGAGCAATACTTAAAAGAAGTAATGTATCGTTATCGCAATAAGTTGGTTTACAATGCACAAACTGGTGAAGTTCGTGATGATCGAAAGTTTATGTCAATGATGGAAGACTTCTGGTTACCAAGAAGAGAAGGTGGAAGAGGAACTGAAATCACAACTCTGCCTGGTGGACAAAATCTTGGTGAATTATCAGATATTGAATACTTCCAGAAAAAATTATATCGTGCACTTGCTGTTCCAGAATCACGTATCGCATCTGATGGTGGATTTAACTTAGGTCGTTCATCCGAAATACTAAGAGATGAACTTAAATTTGCAAAGTTTGTTGGACGTTTGAGAAAGAGATTTGCTCAGATGTTTAATGATATGTTGAAGACTCAGTTAATTCTTAAGAATATAATCACACCCGAAGATTGGGAGTCAATTCGTGAGCATATTCAATACGATTTCTTATATGATAATCAGTTTGCAGAACTTAAAGAATCTGAATTGATGAATGAAAGACTTGGAACTCTTGCAACAATTGAACCTTATATTGGTAAATACTATTCAAATGATTATGTAAGAAGAAAGGTATTACGTCAAACTGATTCCGAGATAATTGAAATTGATGAGCAGATTGAACAGGAAATTAAAGATGGTATCATTCCAGATCCAAGTGCGGTTGATCCAATTACAGGTGAACCACTTGAGGGTGGTGGGGATTTGGGAGATATTCCAACTGAACCAGATTTGGAAAAATCAGCATCAATTACTGATGCACAATTAAGTAAAGATACTAAAACGGCGGAGATATAATGAAAATATTATCTAACCAAACACTTATTACATATCCAGACAATGTGTATAATGCAACTGCTGTTTATATTCATAATCAAAGTTTATCATATGAAACCATTGTACGAAGAGATTCTAATTTTAACCTTATAGGAGATTTTTCCGTTCCAGCAGAATCAACAACTATTTGTTTAAAAAATGCTACCGATACTCTTGAAACAGGAACTTTTGATGTTTATGCAGCAAAGATTGCATATAGTCATATGATGTCCCCTCCGTCAAATATAAGAGTATTAGGTTCGGAAGTTGCATTACCATCAACATCAGGAGCTGCTACTAGTTTTAGTGAAGCATCTGTTGTTCGTATTGTAAATACAGATACCCAAGTAGCATCTCTATCTATTAAAGATGGTTACTCAATTACAATGCCAGCGAAAGAGATAATTTTTTTAGAAAAACTTAACACACAGTTAATCTATGGTAATACTGGCAATGATATGAAAGGTGTAAAAGTTGGATTCACACATTAGAAAAATGAAAAATCTAATTACTACTATTTTAGATACTGATGCTTGGGTATCTGAAGAAGTATAAATAAAATATAACGTTATAACTAAAATATGGAAGACATCATCGATTTGATAGCAACAGATTCTGCTGCTTCTGAGGTTACTGATAAACTCAAAGACATTCTTTTTACAAAATCTGCAGAAAGAATTGAGTCTCAGAGACCTAATATTTCTGCGTCTATGTTTGATGAACCTGAAGTGGAAACTGAAGAAGAACCAGAACTAGAAACAACAGAGGAACCAGAATAATGGCATCAAACACAAATGTATTAGGTGCGGAAGTTGCATTACCAACAACAACAGGAACTGCTACTAGTTTTAGTGAAGCATCTGTTGTTCGTCTTGTGAATATAGATTCCAGTGCTCATGTTGTCAGTGTCGTAGAAACAAGAAGTGGAACTGGTATAGGTTCATTTACGATGCCAGCAGGTTCTGTTGAATTTTTAGAAAAAACATATACACATTGTGTGTTCGCAAGTAATGCAGCAATTAAAGGATCTAAAGTAGGATTTACACATTAATGCCATGAAGTTAATCACAGAAGAAATTTCAACCGTTAAATTTATCACCGAAGGAAAAGGTGCTAAGAAGAAAATGTATATTGAGGGTGTTTTCCTACAAGGTGACATCAAAAATCGTAATGGTAGAATGTATCCAGTATCAACTCTTGCAAAAGAAGTTGGTAGATATAATGAATCTTTTGTACAAAAAGGTCGTGCACTTGGTGAACTCGGACATCCAGATGGTCCGACTGTGAATCTAGATCGTGTTTCTCATAAGATTACATCTCTTCGTCAAGAAGGAAATAATTTTATGGGTAAGGCACAACTTCTTGATACACCAATGGGTAAGATCGCAAAGTCACTTATTGGTGAGGGTGTAACACTCGGAGTTTCCTCTCGTGGTGTTGGATCTTTAAAAGAAAACAGCAATGGATGTAAAGTAGTTGGTGAAGATTTTATGTTAGCAACTGCTGCAGATATCGTTGCTGATCCTTCAGCTCCCGATGCTTTTGTATCTGGAATTATGGAAGGAAAAGAGTGGGTTTGGGAAGGAGGAATTCTTCGTGAACAACAAGCAACAATCACTAAAAAAAGAATCAATACTCTTGTAGATCAAGGTAGATTGGAAGAGCATAAACTTAATTTATTCAGTGATTTCTTATCAAATCTATAAGTTCTATAAATAAATATAGAAAAATCTCCGAAAAGGCAACAATTTACACAACATGGAAAACGTAGTAACCAAAGGAGCTCAACCTGCAGAACCAATGCAGAAGCTTACCACAGGTGGAACACCACCAACAGTAGAAGATCTAGGCGGTCCTACACCAGAAAACTATAAACCAGACGACGATTCAGCAAAACTCAAAGATGCTGGTGCAATCCTTAAGCC